GTCGTTTATAAGTTTAGTTAAATTTGTTGTTAGGGATAATAAGTAATTTAAGAATTATCTAGCAGGTCTAGTGCTAAACCTCAGTTGGGGATACCAATGAAGTGATCTTGATTCCAGTGCCTATTGTCAATGAAGTTTCGTTCATGACTTGTTAGGTGTTGGATTGTTTCCATGTAAGTGGGGAATCGGTTAACATTGACAAAATCTCGTAGTTCAGAGAGTTCAGTCATTGTAAAAGCGATCCCGGAGGGAAGGCCTTCCGCGTCTGGTAGGATTCCCTTCGACTTTAGGAAGTTGAAGATATCCTCACAGATGAGGTAGACGGGGGTGGAGAAGCCACAGTTAGCGTATGCGATACCGACAGATCGTGCCATGAGTTTGGCGAGTGTTTGCGATCGTTCAGGATAGTAAAGCATTGCTAATAGTTTGATTGGGTCGCGGTAGGGTATACCGTTTGAATTTCGATAAGAAAGTACTTCCATGTCTTCGAGGGTGTCGGAGACTTCAGTAACTTTGTCATTGAGTTCGGATCCAAAATATAGCTTACCATAGTGTTTGACTAGTTCAATGTATTGGCGTCGTCGTTGGGGAGTCATTCTTTCGAGTAGACCTCCAATTGAGTCGTCGCCTTGAACTTTCAATGCCATTTTTGAGATGTCGAAGCCCATTCGGGAGTGAATAGTGAGCATAACGACTGTGTTATAGCATGAGTCAAGTAGTTGGGTTTGCAGATAGCCAGAAAAGATTCCAGAGTGTAAGAAGGATATCAATTTGCCATCGGGGAGAAGAAGCGGTGTCTTCGTGATTGCGTTGCACATCCAGTTCCATAGATTTTCGATCCTTTTGGGGTTAGTGTTCGAAGTGTCAGGATAAGGCTTTGTGGGCCAGTAGCCATAGTCGAAGTTGAACCAGGATCTCCAAATGGAGTGGATATCATTAATCACTGTGTGCCGTGCATAACGGTCGAAGCCAGACCAGTCGAAGGTAAAGAACGTATTGAGGGATGGGTGTCGAGTAGAAAACCAGTTTCTAAGACGGTACCAGCCACCAGTTACGGTTTCGAAGCCCCAGAGTAGTGGAGAGTCGAATCCTTTTGACAGGAGTGAAATTTGTATCGGCCATATGAACATTGCTTCAGCCATGAGTAGGAGCCAGGGGGCACCAAAAACGAGTCGGACTTTATTCAGCTTGTCTTTTGAGACGAGGTGGAGTCGGGCGAATGCTGTATTGAAGTAGTGCATGTTGTTTCCAAATTGGTCGTTGACATGTCCATCTTTGATAAGGTGAATTTTGCGTCGATTAATTGAAAATGCTTCGTTGTACAAGTTGTGTTTGGACATACGAATGTTTGAGACTAAGTTCAAAGCATATTTTACGGATACGTAAAGTTTCCAGGTGTCGCTGACATTGAAGGGTGCTCCAATGTTAGGGGAGAGGTTCCAGGGGTAGAGGCGAAGATCAGTGTAATGTACAGGTCTGAGTGGAGCGTTAGGTTTGTACCTTTTGTCCATCTCTTTGAGAGCTGCGTGATAGTGCTCATCCTTTAATACCGGGTGATACTCGGAATTAAGTTTATCGATGTCGACTTTGAGAGCGTCTTCGGACCATATAGATCTGTAGAAGCCATTGACGATTTCGTCAATTTGGTCGGGAGTCAGGAATTGTTTGAACGCGTGGTATACTGTTCCGGTGTAGGAAGAGGGCACGGATCGATCATAACTCGGAGTTGACTTGTTCGCGAAGGAACTAAGTGTTGTGATAAAGTGGATGTTTGGGAGTTGCATGTTTGAATTCGTGTAGAATGGAAGAGAATAGAGTTCTTTTTAGACTTTGCAGTGTGTTGGAGTTTGAGGTTCCAG